GAAAGTTTGAAAGAAATGGCAAACAAGTATTGGAAGAAGCGTAGTTATATCTTTCAAGGTTTTGTACGTCAGAACCCAATTGGTGATGATGTAACTCCTGCTAATCCAATTCGTAGATTCATCATTGGTCCTCAAATTTTTGTTATAATCAAAAATAGCTTAATGGATCCTGAACTATTGGAGCTACCAACTGACTATATGCGTGGTCTTGATTTCCGTATTAGCAAAACAAGCAAAGGCGGTTATGCAGACTATAGCACAAGTACATGGAGTCGTAGAGAAAGCCCACTAACAGAAGCAGAACAACAAGCAATTGAAACACATGGTTTATATAACTTGTCTGATTTCTTGCCAAAGAAACCTAGCGAAGCAGAACTACGTGTTATCAAAGAAATGTTTGAAGCAAGTGTTGATGGTCGTCCTTATGACCCTGATCGTTGGGGAGCATACTATCGCCCATATGGTTTAGATGTACCTGCAGGTGCAACCGCGGAAAAACAACAGCCTGATGCTGCAATCGCAGTGGCGCCCTCAACCGCACCCGTAGCAGAGACTACACCCTGGGAAGATGAAGATTCAGTAGCAACTCAGCCTGTTAAGGTACCTTCAACATCAACAGATAAAGCACAAGACATTCTAGCAATGATTCGTGCAAGGCAAAATAAAACTGCCTAAATTAGGAAATGGTAGGGGACATAACCGTTCCCTACCTATAGGAGAACAATTATGACAAAGCCAAATGAAAGATACAAGGCTATCAAACAAAGTAAAAAATTACTTGAGGAATTGTGTGACCCAGGTAAGACACCACGTGTCCCTAGTTTAGTAAGAGATAGAGCGAGGACAGCATTACGTCATTTCCCAAATGATTACGAAATTGATGCAATGGCTTCAAAATGTCCAGACATTATAACTAACGCTAAACAAGGAGAATAAATTGGTAAAGCCTTTTGATGTAAGTAAATTTAGGAAAGAAATAACTAAGTCCATCGATGGTCTTAGTATAGGGTTTAATGATCCGACCGACTGGATCAGTACAGGAAACTATGCACTCAATTATCTTATTAGCGGTGATTTTCTTAAAGGTGTACCTTTGGGTAAGGTTACTGTATTCGCTGGGGAAAGTGGTTCCGGCAAAAGTTATATCTGTTCTGGGAACTTGGTACGCCATGCTCAGCAACAAGGTATATTCGTTGTTCTTGTTGATAGTGAAAACGCACTAGACGAGGACTGGCTGAAAGCACTTGGTGTTGACACCAGTGAAGAAAAATTGTTAAAATTAAACATGGCCATGATTGACGATGTGGCAAAAACTGTCAGTAAATTTGTTGCTGATTACAAGGCATTATCGCCTGAAGATAGACCTAAGGTTCTATTCGTATTAGATAGCTTGGGAATGCTATTAACTCCCACAGATGTAAACCAGTTTGATGCAGGTGATTTGAAAGGTGATATGGGTCGTAAGCCCAAAGCACTAACTGCACTTGTTCGTAATTGTGTAAATATGTTCGGAGCATTGAACATTGGTATGGTTGCAACTAATCATACATATGCTTCACAAGATATGTTTGACCCAGATGATAAAATATCAGGGGGTCAAGGTTTTGTATATGCATCAAGTATTGTAGTTGCAATGAAGAAATTGAAACTAAAAGAAGATGAAGATGGTAACAAAGTAAGTGAAGTAAATGGTATTCGTGCTGCGTGTAAGATTATGAAAACACGTTATGCTAAACCATTTGAATCACTTCAGATTAAGATTCCATATTCAACAGGCATGAATCCATACAGTGGATTACTTGATTTGTTTGAGAAGGAAGGATTGCTTACTAAAGAAGGTAATCGTCTTGCATACACAACCGTTGACGGAGAAGTTTTAAAGATGTTCCGTAAAGGTTGGGAAAGTAATGAGGATGGTTGTTTAGATAAAGTAATGACCGAGTTTAGTAAAAATCAAACAAATAAGCTAAGTAATGTTGCTGATGTTGAACAGGAGGCAGCATGACAAACTTAGATACGATTGCAGAAGTTTGGGAAGCATTGCGTATGCATATTGACCTAAACGAAAGAAAAGAAGCAGCAGAAACACTAGTGAATTACTTAATGGAAAATAATTATGAAGCTAGTGAAATTAAAGAGGAATTCAGAGGTGATAAAGATATTGCCAAAGCATTACTCTTTCTTGATGACCATAGTCTACATGATGAAGAAGAAGATGATTATGATGATGACTATGATGATGACCGTTATTAAATAGGACACACATGACTTGGTACACCAAAGTTTCAACTGATTTATCATCTATACCCGATTTTATTGCACACTATGATGCCGAACTATTACAGGCAAAAGGTGATGTAAAGATTTATGGTAACTTAGAAAAGAATATCTCAGCACTTCCGGGTATTACTGAACACCGCTTCAATCAGTTACAAGAGATTGAGGCGGTTCTTAATTACCTAAATATTCAATTACGGAAAATTCGCCGAAAACATTTTCAAAAGTACTTAGAAGCGTATAATAGAGTCTTAACTAGCCGTGATGCTGAAAAGTATGTTGACGGTGAGGAAGAAGTGATTGATTTTGAAACTATAATCAACGAAGTAGCATTACTACGTAATCGTTGGTTAGGTGTACTTAAGGGTCTTGATGCCAAACAATGGCAGATGGGACATATTGTTAGATTGCGTACCGCAGGTATGGAAGATGTAACTCTATAATAGTTACTTTTTTGATAACATTGACAATAAATCCGTTCGGGTATATAATAGCTTCATTGTTGCAATATGTTGTATAAATTGCAACACTTGACAATAAATCAGGTTACATGTATAATGTCACATAACTTGATAATTAGGAGCTATAAATGAGTACGATTCTTGTCAAATTCGGTGAATATCGCAACAAGCCCGTAGTCAATCAAAAATTCACACTTGTCAAAGATTTTCAGACAGGTAAAAAAGGTAGTTATATTACTGTAAAAAACGACGGTCAGTTTGACATTGCTATTGATGTTGTCAAAGTGAAAGTTGATTCTATTAACGATATTGTATTTGTAGATGGAGAACCCACTGTGAGTGAAAACGCAATTGCTTTTAAAGCAAAAGAAGTTAAACAAGTAGAGACTGATGAAGAAGCAATGGATCGCATTGCTACCCGTTTTTCTGTACTTGATGAAATGACAAAGGCAGCAATCAATAGCGATATTCGGGCAATGATCGTATCAGGTCCTCCCGGTGTCGGCAAGAGTTTCGGCGTTGAAACTCAACTAGAAAAGGCAAGCATGTTTGACAAGCTTGCAGGCAAACGTGTTCGCTTTGAGATTGTTAAAGGTGCAATGACTGCACTGGGTCTGTATGCTCAACTGTACAAATATTCTGACAAGAAAAATGTACTAGTCTTTGATGACTGTGATTCTGTATTTCAAGATGACCTGTCACTAAACATTCTTAAGGCAGCACTTGATTCGGGCAAACGTCGCCGTATCTGCTGGAACAGTGATAGTGCAATGCTACGCCGTGAGGGTATCCCTGATCAGTTTAACTTTGAGGGTAGTGCTATCTTCATCACTAACTTGAAGTTTGAAAACGTCAAGTCTAAGAAATTGCAAGATCACCTTGAGGCATTGCAGTCACGTTGTCACTTTCTTGACCTGACGATTGACACAGAGCGTGACAAGATGTTGCGTATCAAGCAAGTACACCGCGATAGCGATGGTGGTCTGTTCCGCGACTACAATTTTGAAGATGGTGTTGCAGAACAAATCTTTGAATTCATGCAAGAAAACAAAAACAAATTGCATGAATTGAGTTTGCGTATGTGTCTGAAGATTGCTGATCTGGTCAAGATTAGCCCGAACTGGAAGATGCTAGCAAGCACTACTTGCATGAAACGCGGTTAAGATTCACAACTAGGCAATGGGAGCTTCGGCTCCCATTAGCCATTTGTGTTGTATAAAGTTTCTAACTAAGTTATACTATTACTATGAACAGGATACTAAATGCTGAAGAAGTTTTGGACTTAATGTTGAATCATGTAAGTCTATCACGTTATGACCAAAAGTTTTTTTATAATCTGCACTTGGTAAACGTGTTGCCTAGAAAAGCAATCACCAGTAATCAGGCTAAACTATTTACTAAAGTAGTTAAAAAATACAAGAAGCAATTATCTACACTACAATTTGATGCAGAACAATTATCTGAGATACCCTGGACACTACCAGTTATACAAAGCAGCCCTGAATTTACTCATGCACAAATAAGTATTGAAAACAATGAATTAATTTTGAAATGTCCCTTCAAGCAAGCTTTTGTACAGGAGTTTAGGGATCATTCTGTAATGGTTTGGGATAGAGAAAAAAAATTATATAACACAGAATATGGTTTGTATAAGTTAAGAATTATAATTAACTGTGTTATGAAACATTACAATGAAATAAAATTTTGTGATACAATACAAAATATCATTAATGAAATTTCAATGTATGATGAAAATCAATGCTGGGATCCTACACTAGTTAAGTGTAACGGTAGATTGTATATTGCTAATCTAAATGAATCTTTAGATAAGGCAATAACAGGCATTGAACTAAACACAAGTTTAAATACACTAGCAACTCTTTGTTCCTATGGAATAAAGGTTAGTCATAAACTACAAAAACAATTATTATCAGAATATTCTGTTGAGGATCTATATTTTGCAGTCACCAGACAAGTTACACATGAAGTGTCTGACATAGAAGGACTAGCAGAAAAACTTGAAAAAATAAAGTGTGACTATGCATTACATGCATCAATGATGTATACCAAAGAAGATATACATGACTTTGCTAAAATATTAGCACAATATGTTGACTTCCCAGTAGAAACATCTAATGTGCGCAAGATAACATGGAGCAGTAAAAAATATGATATGCCAGTTTTGTTGAAGTCTATGTCATCATATAGTTTCGCAGGATCCGGAAGTCCATACGCATCAAAGGTAATTAATTTAGTAAATTCTAACCCAATTGAGATTAAATGAAACCATGTAAAATAATTATAAAAGATGAGGTAAACTGTAAGATAGAAGGTCTTGAGTTAACCGAACGTAAAAAATTAATGAAGATGTTTGAATACGAGGTACCGGGTGCAAGGTACCTTCCTTCTGTTAGACTTGGTAGATGGAATGGTAAAGTAAGTTACTTTAGTTTAGGTGGTAGTTCATATATCAATCTGTTAGACAAAATTATTCCCGTAGTTGACAGTGCAGGATATGATATTGAATTGGATGACTTGCGTGAAACAGTACATAGTTTTGATTTTACTCAAGTGTCCGAGGATACATTTTCTGACAAGGTATGGCCAAAAGGTCATCCAATGGCAGGACAACCTAT